GGCTCAACGAGACGTGTTTTGTAAGGAATAATGAAATTCCCAACCAATGTTTCTTCCGAGATAGCCAATTCATAGATCGTATCGGTACCTTCGATGATTGTGATGACATTCTCGATTAAAGCGGATGCAGCAGTAACACTAGAATCAACTTCATCGGCATATTGATTAACCTGAGAGTCAATTAGGTTGTTAGCATCACCTTCTATTAACTCAGCACGTAAGATAGTGTCTACAACCCAAGTTGCATGAGATGGACTGATAATCTCATCTTTAGGATAGTAAAGATCAACATCTTCACCAAATAAGATTTTAAAGAGATATTGTGTTGCTAATTTAGTACCTTTTGAAATATAGAAGTCAGTAATGTTCTTAATGACCTGTACAGGGTTAACCTTACCAAAATCGATATCTAAGGTTGGTAGATATTGTCTTCTAAACTTATCAAAGACTTCTTTAATGAATAAAGAGTCAAGGTTGGTTACAGCAGAACCAGCAAGGTGATTTGACTGTCTTAAAGCTGCTTCTCCAGCATATACCTCATTATGGAGGTTATCATACTTAACAGGTCCAGAAACGCCCCTGGCGCACCCTAGGAAGGCACTGGAGGCATATCCTGATCCATACTCTACAATCTCAAATCCTGTGACTTGATCAAACCCAACATCTACAGATGCTCTCGCTGCTTTTGGTTCTGCGATGTATATCTTAGGAGGTGATGATTCTGAGTAACCAGATCCAAAATCGGTAATATTAATATCAGTAATTTCACCGTTAAAGATAGTAGCAGCTGCCTTAGCACCAGTACCACCTATTGGTTCTCCATATCCGTCTTTTCTATCATCTACAATATAAACAGAAGGTGCATCAGTATAACCCTGACCACCAGTCAACATTTCTATATTAGTAACTGATCCTGATGCAACTGTAACATCTAAGATCTGAGCACCAATAGGATCAACAATTTTTACTCTAGGTACTGTTACATACCCTCTACCTCTGTTAGTAACCGTGATTTCATAAACTTGACCATCTTGGTTAATTCTTGATATAGCTTGAGCATTAATACCACCATTAGGTGCTGGATCAATGTAGACTACAGGTGGATTGCTATATCCACTACCCATATCACTAACAGCGATACTACCGATGTTAACACGACCTTCACCGTCAATAGTAGGAGGATCTATGAGTGCACCACCAGGATTCTTGAATGATATAGCAGGAATGAAATCATAACCACTACCACTATCAGTAATAGTCAATGTATCGACCATTCCAGTCGTATCATTAACAGTAAGACTTAATCTGGCAGATGTACCATTAGCATCACTAGGTGCAGCGACAACTGGGATAGGTGGGTTGTATGAAGTGTAACCTTGACCACCATCGATCAAATTGATGTCTTTAATACCACCAATTAGAGATCTTGCAGTTGCTTCCTTACCAGAGGTGCTAGTAATAGTAACTTTAGGTGCAAAATCCAATCTATACTTAGATCCACCAACTTTAGGTATTAAACTGGTAATAACACCAGCATCAGATACCTTAGCAATTGCTGTGGCTCCTGAACCGTAACTAGGAGGAATATATTCAACAGACCTAATATGAATAGCGTCAGCAGCTCCGATTTCATTCTTGAAGACAATTTTATCTTCAAAAACGGTAAAATCTTCGTATGGTATTTGTAAACGACCATTTTTGTTGATTACGAGTCCAACTTCGGAGGTTGGAGTATAACTTGCTCCAGAAATCCTTAATGGGTAAATTTTAGTGTTTTGCCACTCTTGATAAGGGATAGAATCACAAACTTTGATTGTCTGATCCGAATATCCAACCAAATACGTGATTTGAGTGAATTCTGAGTCATCAGATCCAATTTGGTCTCTAGGTGCTTCTGCAAAACGAATATTTTGCCCTTCTACGAAATAATCGACTCCTGGCACCTTCATCTCATTGTAGGTTACTACAATAAGGTGTTCTGACGAAGGTGGAGCTACTGGAGTGCCTAGAAAGCTTAATGGGAAGTTTTTAAGAGTGCCATCAAACAGTGTAAAGGGGTTTTCTAGTTGTTGCTTCTTCTTATTGAATTGTGGGTAAGAGATCCCAGGAGTAATAATAACATCAGGACCACGAGTAACAGATTCATAGTAAATTACCTCATTATCAATCATTATGGAGCCATCTTGCTCCTGGAAACCATCTATACTCTCAATTTCAATCTTTCCATCGTACACACCGATGTCCTTAAGCAATTGAGTTGCACTATCAAGTTGCTCAGAGGTATAATTATCCAGATCAAGATACCTCAATAAATTATTGAGTATATCGTAAGGTCTACCTGTCTTCTCCTGAGATTTATAGTATTCAAACAAGAAGTTGACTAATTGTCTGTCTTCTTGACGAATGAACTCGGGTAACTGATTCTCGACTCTATCAGAGACGTTGATATTCTTTGTAATCGGCATCTATCTTAGAAACAGGATTCGCTGACTGGATATGTGAATGTATCCGTTGGATAATCAATGATATTTATGCCACTTGTGTCACCGAAATTATAACCACTAAAGTTATTCGGATCGAAGGTAGGAATTGCAGTATCGTTGATTGTATGGTCAATTGGATTGACGGTTGGGTTGAATATTGTAGGATCGACTCCTGGTGGGACTGTTATTGATCCACCAGCAGGTAATACTTGGATTGGCAGTCTTGTAGTATCGTCTGGAGTGCCCTGAATCGCTACAGGACCAACACAGACTTGACCAGTGCCATAATCTACACTTCCTACTGATGCATTAAGTGTTAATTCAGTTTCATCACGAGTAGTAACGAGAATTAGGTTACCCTGACCGTCATCTCTTATATTTACAGGTACCAAAACCTGATTTGCAGTATTTGTGGAAATTCCAACAGATGATATTGCTGCTGATGTAGTTCCATCAGTTAAAGTTAGATTTACAAGATCTTCAGTGTAACCAGTGGCATAGAAAGTACCACTTTTCACCACAGAGAATGAAGGTTTACACTTATTACCAGATCCATCATCTCCATCACCACTATCACTACCATCCCCATCTTTAGGACTGCCAGAATAGTTAGATGGATCGTAAAGTGGGTTGCCGAAGTCTAAACATTGAGTAAATACACTTCCAAACTCAAATTTATCTAAATTTTGACCTAAAGTCATTTGAGTGACATTACCAGAAATGGAATTATCACTATTATCAATCATTGCACCAAATTTAGACCCATCAATACGTCCACCAAACCTATTTGTTGCACCTGCCTTGTTATATTCATCAATTCCTTGCAGAATCTTAGTACCGAGTTGTGATCCAGTCAAACTAGTGTCATTTCCGTTATAATAAACGTAAGATTTGGGAATAACGTAGAAACTAGTTGGGTCAATGATGACTGGCTCAATTGAAGCAACAGAATACTTCAATAAGTCCTTCTTAATCTTCTGTTTTGTTGTTGCATTCAATTTATTTCCTGTTTTTGGTCTAATTGCAACGTAAACCTTACCATAAACAGGTGGAGAAAGTTTCTCACCACCAAAAGCAGTCACAGATGCTGCTTGAGGATAGATTTCAGAGACAATATGCTCGAAATCATTCTCAGTAACCGCCCTATTCTGTGTTGCGTATGCTCTAGGTGCTCTAAATTTGATTGAGAGTGCAGATTCACGATCTTCACCGTCTTGAGCAGCGTCTTTTGTGGTTAATGCAATAGCAGCAGGTGAAATAATGCGATTATCGCTATCAATTATGTTACCAATGTAGTCAAAACCCCTTGCACCGTTAGCTTCAACCCCATCTGTAGACACATATGTGGTTCTAATGTACTCACCATCAATTAATTTACGTCCAATTGACCCATCTCCGAAGATAATACGATATCTCATGTCATCTGTCTCTTCCAAGTAGTAAATTCTACTAGTAGAGTCCGCATTTGTGACGTTTGTTGCTGGACTATAGGTATCAGTTTCCGAAGATTGTGCAGTTGGTGAGATATCTACAGTCAAAAGACCAGTATCTACGTTTTCATCTGGAATAACATACTCTTGCTTCTTAGTATAATCAACTGTAAAGTTGTATTCTAGTAAATTTCCTTGATAAACGAGCACATTATCGAAAGTTGCCTTACCAGTAGAGGAATCTACCGCAACTTTAATGTCTTGAGTCAACGCAAACGTAAAACTTTCGCTATCATTCTCCGCAACAAAGACATCACCCTTCTTTAGAGTCGCAAATTCTGGGAAATTAGTGCCGCCTAGACCAACTGTAGTCTGTGCAATCAACTTAACACACGCTCTAGGTGCTTTTATTGACCTTGGAGTGTAATTTAACTGCTTTGCTATGCGGACAATATTGTCTCTTACCGTTGATGTCTCAAGGAATGCCTCATTCAACGCCATATTAGCGTTAAAGGCAGTGTAATATGTGTTATATGCTAAGATGTCAATCAAATATGACGCAGAGCTTCCCTCAAAATCATAACCAGTAAACTCTTTTCGAGTTCGTAAGTATGATTTGATAGATTCTTTGATCTCAAAGAAGTCTAGAGAGGTTAATTGTGATGGAATTGCTGACATTTTATGCTTTCTCTAGAAGAAATTCGACGTTTTGGACTTCTTGCTCACCGATAATGTTGTAATCTATACCAACTTGTACAGAATTTATCTCAGAATCATCCCGAATTTGTACCTTAGTGACCTTTATTCTAGGCTCAAGTCTACTAAGACAGTTCATAATCTCACTTCTCATAGAATCCACACTAAACGGATCCCACTGCTCAAACAATAACATCTTAACTTTAGACCCAATCTCATCTTGAAATGGTCTTTCCCCGAACATAGTAAGAATGAGGTTACGAACGGACTGCTTTATAGCATTCTCATTCTTAACCACACCAAAATCACCAGTAGAGGGATTAGCATTAAATGAAATTGCTAAGTCCTTGAATCCTCTGCTGACGTATTTTTCAGATCTGAACCTGTAGGAGGGCATTCTTGTGCACTGTTACGAAGATATTTATCACATCTTGGGTCAGTAATCAAGTACTTACAATATTCCCAACCGTTTTCCTTGAAGGAATCGGACATATCGACAGGTCTTTCGGGTTTTCCCATTGTTTTGACCCTATTATATTTTATTTATAGGGTTAACCGACTACTTTCCTTGACCTCTATACCTTTTCTTCGCTCCATTACGTGAAGTAGCACTTATTTTTGTGTTTTTAGAGGTACCTTGCCTTGATTTCTTAGCAGGAGGAGCTTGATAGTCACCGTTTTGGGTGTATAATGCCATTTTTGGTTAGTAAACTACTATGATGATAGCACAGTTGCATGCCCCCAGGCAACCACAGATGAACAAGGGTAACTAAACCCTGAAAATCCGACTCCTAGAGGGTCTAAAATACGTGCAATTGGTAATTTTAGAGCAAA